TTTCTATATTTTTTGTATTCTCTTCTTTTTTGAAAAATTTTAGTAAACACATCTATTTAATTATATTATTATAATTAAATATTAAATTTTGTTAAAAATTTTTTTAAAATCTTTTATTTTTTAGGTGTTTTCAATGTATGTGAGAAAAATTAGTTGGAGTATGCTAATCCACCCATACCAGCCATAACACGGAGAACGTTGTAGTTGGTTGCATAGACACGAAGCTTAAATGCATTGGTGCTTGTGTTGGTGGTAATGTTTAGAGTAGCATTGTCAATACGAGACATATTGACGGTACCGCTTGGCTGATGTTGTTCTGGGTTAAGAGCAAATGAGTATACATAGATACCTGGAGCTGGGCTACGGGTATGATGTTGGTATGGCTGAACTAAGTTAAAGTATTCACCCTTACGCTTGGAGAATCTATCGTGTCCGTTAAGTTGAAGGTATGCTTCGTTAACGGTCTGACCAGTATAAGATCCATCAAGAGAGAAATCATCCCATTGCTTAGCAGATTCACGAGTTGCACGCTGAAGAACCCAGACTAATTCCTTACATGGATGGTTGAATGAAATCTTGCTCTTAACAGTGCTGTTGCTGTATGATTCAGCACCAGTGAATTGAAGTTGTTCAATAAGATATTCATGTTGAACTTGAGCAAACTGACGACGTTCATCAGTGTCAAGGTAGATATAATCAACATATAGAGATGCATTGCTGATTTCAGGAGCAGTTGCATCTCCAGTGTAGCAATCTGCAGCTGGACGGAAAGTGATGTTGAATTTGACTTCGTGATATTGAAGTGCAATTAATGGAAGAGCTAATCCAGCATTACGGCAGAACCAGAATTGAAATGGAACATAAAGAGTTGCTCCAGATGATCCAAGGTTCTTTCCAACCATTTCATCATAACCATCAGCTTGTTCAGCAGTCTGAGTTAATTCATTCCAGATGTTAAGCCAATCTCCATAATGTTTATCAATAACTTGACCTCCGATTTCAATTGAGACTTCATCAATCATAACGTGTCCAACGTTGGAAACGTAGCTTGAAGTAGTGTTGCTTAAGTCTGGAAGTTCAACTTGAAAATAAACTTTGTGGATTAAATCACCGTTACGGGAGACGGTGCAAGAAACTTTGCGACCGAAGTCGACAGTTCCATTAAAGGTTTGTTCGATGCTTTCAATAGCAAAGTTAGTGTGACGCCTGTACACAACTTTGAAGAAAGTAATTTGAGGATTACCTGTGAGGTAAATATCTTGCTTTCTCCCCTATATTTCTAATAGGGGGCAGAGTACACCTTAAGAATTTTCAAGTTTGGCAAACTATCATAAAATCCCAATCTCCGTCTACTCGTTGAACCTTCATCTTTTATTTGCCATAGATAAATATTCTAATGCTAAATTTAACTTGTCATTATCAGCCTACTTTCTGATTTTCATGTAGGTAAATTATAACCATTAGGTGTTAATGTATTATATTTAATTATATAATATTGTTAACACTTTATATTCATTTTTTAATAAAAGATGCTTGGCTGCGGATTATCCAATCCTTAACATTTTTACCATTGGATACGGCTATTAACCGTGGTCTTTCTATTATATCACTATATAGAAATGGTAGTTAAGGCTCTAAGGAGGTTCCCGCAATTTGGAGATTTTGCAAACTAAGAATTATACTTAAATAATCTTAATTCACTAGCCAGTTAAATTATATGATGAAGAGTTGGAATAGTTTGATAAAACATATCATCATATCCGTATTTTATACTATTTTTCTCAAGAAGTGAATACGGAACTTCTTAAGTAGCTGACTATTGGCACCCAAGATTTTTGGTTAAGCGCCGTAAGCGACTAATTGCATAAGACCACCACCCATTTTTTTGTTTTATACAATACAAAAAGAAAAAAAATTTTTCAAATAAACTTATTTTTAAATAAAAAAATCACACTATTTATTTAAAATCTAAACACACTAGTATTTTTAAATTATGGTTTACTTACAATGATTATTTAACGAATTTATAAATACATCTATTTTATATTTAATAAACAATCCATCTATGTATTCTAATAATAAAGATTGATAGTTTGCCGTATCATTTTCTTTTATAAACGTATCACTAAATTCATCTATTGTTATATAACTTCTCTTATTAGAAAAATAATATTTCAATTTTATACCACTTTTTAAAATAACATAATCATTATACATATAATTACCTTCGTAGTTATGTAATTTTGAATAATTTATAAAACTTGTTATTATATTTTCATTGTAATCAATTCCACTTATTTTTTCAGTTTGAATTTTATTACAAATTTCTAAAAAACATTCCTCAACTGTTTTTATTTTCATATCTTATTTTAATTATTTATATTTAAATTAACATCATTTCTTTAATAACCATTCTAAAAATCCATTTTCAACACTTAATTTTAACATTAAAGAACTTGAATTATTTATTTCTTCCCAAGAATTAATCAAATAAGAACTTTCATGTCTATTAACCCTACTTTTTATATTATTACTATTATTTATATTATTACTATTATTTATATTGTTACTATTATTTATACTATTTCCATTAAATGTGTTACTTAATGTGTTACTTAATGTATTTATAGGATTGCTAACTATATGTTTTATTATATTTAAAAAATAATTATTATGCGTATTCTCCTTAATCTCTTTTATGTCTATAGTATTTATTTTACTTATCTTATCTATTTCTTCACAAATTCCATTTATATAACATCTCGTTTTAGAATCCACTTTTAATGTCATATATAATATACTCTTTAAAATTTCATCCTTTATGATTTCTAATTTACTATCTACATATATTTGAATATCCTGCTTTTTATATAATTTTTCCAAATCCTTAATACTTTTTACATCTTGAAATGGCATCTTATTTGTTATCAATTCATATAAAGAAATTCCATAACTCCATAGATCTATTCTCTTATCATAAAATTCTAATAAACTTATTTTTTTATTTTCATCGTAATATGTAAAATTCTCTAATTTATTCATGTTTAAAACTATTTCAGGAGCCATAAAATAAGGCGTTCCACATAATTTATAGTATTTTCTACATAACATATCATCCAAATCATATCCTTCTTTTTTGTTTCTTAAATAATTCATATCATAACATGAAAATCCAAAATCTGATAACTTGAACAAATATTTAAATTTTATATTGTTATTTATGTTATCATTTGTCTTAACTAATATATTTTGTAATTTAATATCTCTATGTATTATATTGTTATTATGTATATACGCTAACGCATTACTTGTTTGTTTTGTAAATTCATATATAAATTCATTATTTATTTCTTCATTTCTATTTTTTAAAATCTCATACACGTCCCCTTTATCACAATATTCTATATTTAAATAATATATATAATTTGATTGTAAATAATTATTAAACTTTATTATAGATACATGATTCAACATATTTAATATATCTATTTCGCTCTCTATTAATCCTTTCAATTTATAATAATAATATTCTCTTTCACTAGATTTATTAGACTTCATCATATTGTTATTATTAGTATATGGTGTTATATTTACACTCACATTAGAATTTTCCTTTCTCTGTATTTTTTGAAATCTATATTCTGCTTTAGAATTATTCATATATTTATCAACTAATACATTTATATTTATTTCTTTTATTATAAAATATTCATTGTAATTTTCAATATCTTGTATCATTGATTCTAAATCAAATTTGCATAAATATACATTTGAAAACGATCCCTTCCCTATATGTTTTACAATATTATATTTATCAATATCAGCTTTTTCATTTTCTTGCATTATCTTACTCTATAAATACCCATTAAAAAATATTTTTAATTTATTAAAAATACTTTTCACTATGTTTATAACCACACTCTATTAAATATTTTTTTTCGTCCTCTGATATATTCCAGTTAAAACTTTCTATATCTTCTATTTCTATATTAATCACCTTTTCTTTATATTTTTCATCAATTGATGTCTTGAATCTAAAAAAACAATTACATATATGATACATATATTTATCTATACTATCAATCGCATATCCTATTTCTTCACTTTTCTTACTTTTTATAGATTTTAAATTTATACCTAATACATTCGGAAAATCATCATCAGCTAAATTCATTGGTAAATTACTGATTACACCACCGTCTATATATATATTATCTTTATAATTTTGTTTTGTTAATATTAAAGGTAAACTTATACTCATTCTTATTGCCTTTAGTACTTTCATTTTTGGACATTTTTCATAATTAAATATTTCAGCTTTATATAAATTTAAATTTGTAGCTATTATCGTATACTTTATATTCCTTTTTTTATCAGATTTTAATCTGTCAGATTTTAATCTGTATAATTCTTCAAATGTTATTTTATTCGTTATACCCTTTTTTAATAATAAAGTTTCTATCCAACTCATAAAAATTTTACCAGTTTCAAACCCATATTTATTTATAAAATTTGAAACTTTATAATCAATCAATCCATTTAAATTTTTCTCTAAAAATTCTTCATATAATTCATCATATGAATATCCTATCAAATATAATAACCCAAAAACCGACCCTATAGATACACTTATTATATTTTCAAGTTTATCCAATTTATTTAATTCTAATAACTTTTTAAAGACTCCTATATACGCAAATCCTTTTACTCCTCCTCCACTTAATACAAGCGTTCTTATATAACTTTCATCTTTTTCCATTTACAATAAAGTAAGTCTTATTATTTTCTTTTAATTTATTTTTATCATACTAACTAATTATTTCATTATATACTCATTCAAATATCTTTTTAAAACTTATTTCCTTAGATTCTTTCATATTTATTTTCTTTTCTGTGAAAAAATCATCATTCTTTATTATAGATATTCCACATTTTTCTTCATCTTGTATTCTTAAACTTAAATCATGATGTTTTATTGCATATTGTAAAAATTTATACAATTTAGTATTATCACAGTCAAAATGTAAAACAAAATGTCTCAAATCAGAAGTTAAATCAACTAATACATCTTCTTCGTCATCCCAATAAAAACTACAATGTAATATTTGATTTAATTTATTATTTAAATTTTCTAAATTTTCAAACAATACTAATTTTTCCCTGATTTCACTTTCTATTTTATTATTGTGTTCAAGATCTGTTATATATTTTAATTTGTAATTATATGTATAATTCTTATCTTTATCTATTCTCTTATAATCAAATTCATGGATAGTTATATCATTTATAATTTTTTTACTCTGATATACTAATGTAGTTTTTTCATTCGTGTATTTTTGTTTTAATTGCTTTAACCAAATAAAATTTTTTACTATACTAATAGATACATTAAAAACCATTCTATAAAATACATTTGGCTTATATATGTATAAATATGTACATATTCCTACAATTCCTGTAATTATATAAAAAAACATTTTATTTAAAAGTAAAAATTTATTATTTTTAAATGGATTTTTTCTCTTATCTCCAAAATAGCGGAAAACAAAAACAAACTACAAATGAATTAAATGAATCAAATCAACCAAATTCTCAAAATAATTTAAAAAACGAATTAGATCACAACCATATTATAAATTATAATTTTAAAAAAGGAGAATTTGTAATGATAAATAAATATGAAAATAGTAAATTCAATATGTATAAAGGTTATCTTGCAGAAATTAAAGAATTTAGGAAAAATACTGATCATGCATATGTCATTTTACCTGCTCTAAGTTATCCACGTTTAATGAAAATTCCTATTAATCATTTTAAAAAAATTAATAAAAATTAATTATATTCTAATATTTTGTTTGAACTAAATAAATGTGTCAAACTATCTGTAAAACACTTTAATTTATTTAGTTTTTCTTTTTTCGTATAATTTATATTTACATCAAGTTTCTTTTTATTAATAACATAATTACTTTTTTTTGTCATAGGATTTTTATTTAATAATATAACAGAAATATCTTTATATTTTTCACAAATATCACCATTAGAAATATAAAAAAACCAAACATCATGACTATTTTTTAATTTTAAATTATCAAACATTTCATTAAACATATTCAACCCGTATTTTATTATATCGCTTTTATTTTCTATAAAATTCATCTCTGTTTCATATTTTTTTAACATATTTATTTCATAATCTTGATATTTCGTTTTAATATATATATCAAGACATTTTTCTATAAATGTATGATCTTGTGTATCATCTAAATCAATATAATAATAAACATCCAATAATTTCATTTTCTTCTAAATCTTTGTATAATTTTTCATTTTTTATAAAAGTATTTTTTATTGCTATTTAATAAGCTATATTATTAATGAAAGTTGAACTGCCATCTAATATAGATTATTCTAATTATCATTCTTACAGTGGATTAAGTACAAAACATTGGGGGCCTTCTGGTTGGCATTTTTTATTTTCTTGTATCATAGGAGCTTATCCTGTAACTTTAAATAAATCCAAAGAACATAAATTAATAAAAAAACACTTTGAACAAATGTTTTCTAATCTAGCTTATACTATGCCATGTATTTTTTGTAGAGAATCATATAAAATATTTTATAATGAATTACCAATCCAACCATTTTTAAAAGGTCGTATAGAACTAATGTTCTGGTTATATTTGATACGAGATAAAGTAAATCAAAAATTAATAAAACAAGAAAAAATATGTTATAAAGATGAAAAAAAGAAATTAAAAAAGCAATATAAAAATGGCATTATAGATAAATCACAATATTATGATTCTATAAATACTTTTAAAGAAAATCTATTCATTACACAACCAAGTCCCTCATTTAAAGAAGTTTTAGATAAATATGAAAATATACGTGCTAATTGTTATAATAAAGCCAAAAAATGCACTTTAAAACAAAAATAATTTAAAAATATATTTATTTTATTATATAAATATGTTTTTCAACAAATTATATACTGGATTCAGATATTTCTATTAGATATTTCTATTAGATATTTCTATTAGATATTTCTATTAATTATATTTCTATTAATTATATTTTTATAATTAATATAATTACTTTTGTTTTTAATCCATTCTTTATTACATGCTTTTGTTTTTTATATAATTTCTAATGAACGTCTGTTGGTTCCAGCAGGAGTTTCGTAACTGCTGTTAAGAAAAGGACCAAGATTCTCCTTTGGAATAGGTGGTGCTGCTCTTAAATCATGAAATGGGATTTTATTTGATTGCATAACTGTATTGATTCCCATATGATAACCACTAATTAAGAAATTTTGTTCCTTTAGTAATTCTGAAACAGGATTTTGTTGTGCAAATTCATTGGCTTCATCATATTTTGGAAGTAATTCATCTGCAGTTAATTGAGGGTTTTCTTGAATAAGAGCTTCAACTGGTTGCATTGGTTGCTCAGGAGCAAGATCATTTTTAGGCATTTCTTGTTTTGGTTCCTCTGGTTGTGGTTGTGCTTGTTCTTCTGGTTGTGGTTCTTCAGTTTGTTCAAATGTTTCCCTAAAAAACATCACGTAAATTACATAAATTGCTAAAGCAATAAATAAAAGTTGGACATATTCAGTTCTAACTGCAGCCATTTATTATATAGTATAATATAATATATACATGTACATGCAAAATCAGATTGTGAATTATTCATAGCTCAAATGACATCGTTTTGTATACAATAGTGATTAATAGCAATACAAATTTTCATTACATATGTGTATGTGTATATGCATATGCATGTATGTATATATAT